TTGCCATCAGAGTCATAGCTTCCTTGATACTTCTTTTTCAGTGCTGAAATATCATTGTCGGCGGCACTCTGCTTATAATCAAGTCCGTGTTTCTCAGCATCAATAACAACCATACTGTGACGAACAGCTTTTGCAAGTTCGTCTTGTGTGGCGCCCTTTAATGTCATATCTGTAATAAGGTTTGAAATCATACCCATCTCAGTTTGAGTATTTTTCATAGCCTTAAACTCTCTGCCATTACGATAATAATGAGTAACTTCTTCGGTTTTGCCATTTTTATTGACAATGGTTTCGGTTTTCTTCTCATCATATTGATATGACTTGGAATCAAAGTCCTCCAAGCCCTTTAAAGGTGGTGTTGAAGTTATTTTTGTGCTACTATTATAACTGTTACATGGAATAACCATAACAGTATCGCCATCGAAATCGGCTCCCGACAATCTTTCAGCTACTTTACTACTGATACCTATTGCATCTTTAGGTGTTGTACCTAAAACCTCTTTGCCCTCGGCTTGTTTGTTATTTACCTTTAATATTGGTATTTCAAATGTTCCGCCATGCGGATACCTTACTAAGGCGACTGTTTCTCCATCTTCATAATTAGGAGCATATACCTCGTTTTCCTTAATTGATGTTAATGGTAATATAACTTGATATTTCTGTCTAGGTAACGCAGCTGCTTGTAAATGCACAGCCGCCGAGTCACAATCATCCGCAAACGATTGTAACAATCTTTTTTTCACAGTTGGATTTGTTAAAGAACATATTTCTTCATATTCAGCCATCTTATCCGATGATGCTAAATCCAATTGTTTCTTTGCAAGATTCACATTTTGTTTAGAAAGAAGCTGTGATGGTAGATGGTCACTCCACTCACTCCAATCGCCCTCTTCAGCTCTCTTATTTATTAACGACAAGGATTGTCTTTTGCCTGTTTTTTCATCAATAAAATCGCCGTTAGGGTCATCATAATAGCTTTGTCCACCATGTTCCTTGATTAATGAACCAAATGGATTATCAGGGTCATTCTTAATCTTCTTCAAAACATCTGTGGTTGCGGTACCTGTCTTTTTGTTAGTGTTAAATATAACATCTACACCATCAGGCATATCATCAGAATATACAGCCATACCTTTCAGGTAATGTGTTCCGTCAACCATAATACGAACCTGTGCATAATGAGAATCACCCAAAGACAAATCCTCAACGCCTCTTCGTATTTCTATAACACCATCTTTTTCAATACCGCCTTCTTCCGCATAACGGATTTTCAGACGGCTTGAGTCCATACTAGCGGGATATTCGAATGCTTTTTTAAAGGTTTCACCACCATCATAGGAAATATAATCCTCGACGGTATGAACGTTTTCAAAATCATAAATAGCACTTGAAACTTTTTTACCATCTTCATTTATTTTGTATGGTGTATCAGGAGGACAAAGTACTTTTAGATTTGTCTGTTTGCCCTTATTAGTAGCCTGTGGAACACCACCGCCAAATGTGTTATATCCTTCAAGCTCCAAAATATAAAGTGCTTGGTTTAGCTTTTCCCTAGAAACGCCAAGCTCTCTTTCAACTCCAACACCAACATCAATCATACCTTTTTCATCAACGTTCTTTTTTAAAATATCAGCCGTTGCTCTGGCTTGGTTCATATTAGCTTCGGACTCTTCGTTGAGCCAAGAACGCACCGTAGACTCATTAACCCCCATTTGTCTTCCGATTTCAGTTGTGCTTAATCCGTCAGACTTTAAAGACTTAGCTTGCTCAACATTTAGTGAACGTCGTTCATCCTTAGCAAGAGATTTTTGAATTCTCAACTGAGTAGTTGTCAAACCCATAGACTCAGCAATTTCTTTTTCAGTCATTCCTTGTGCTTTAAGTTCATCAACTCGGCTCAAGAAATCTCCGCTATGCTGATACGGATTTTCTCCGGAACCCCAAGGATAACGTCCCGAATGTCTGGGTGTTCCATAGTGCATTAAAATATCATTTGCTATTTCATTTAGCGATGGCTTGTCTTCGTACATAATTACCCCTCCTCCGTCTTAATCTTGGATATAATTTTATCAAAAGTAATAATCTTATCCATTATCGGTACAATGTCTTCAGCCGTTGGATTGTGTACTAATACTTCGTTAGATTGATACAACCTTAACTCAATATCTATTTCAGACGGCTTATGCTTGTACTCAAGACAAAAAAGAGCGGCATATATTTCGAGCTGTTCCATATGCGCAGGAATTACACCCGTTTTTAAATCGTGAATTCTGAGCAAGCCATTTCTAAATATAATAGCATCTGCTGTGCCAAAGCAATTGTCCGAAAAATATAAAACCTGCTCAGGTGTCATTCTATAACCTATAGCATCGTTTACATACATATTCAAAGTCTTTTGTGACTTTGGCAACTTCTGTCCAAGCTTTATACACTGTGCTGCAAAATCGTGTAACACAGTACCTTTTTGTGTAGCTAAAAATTTAGAATATGACTCAGCTATTTTGTCTTCATCATAATTTATCCAGTGGTATTTACTTGCTCCAAGAAAAGCATGTTGTCCCTCAAGATTTGAATGCTTGTTGAAGTTCATTTAGCACTTCCTCCTTGTTCTCAGGATATATAAAACGAGAAAATGACATCTCATTCATTAATCCCACATAATAGTCTTGATTAGGTCTTTTCTTAGCACCCGCAAATTTTTTGCATTCCAAAGAAGCCCACTTATCTTTATACAAAACCAAAAGGTCGGGTATTCCCTGAATATAACTTGAGTCTAGTTTCATAACTATACAACCGACAAATATCTTTTTCAATTCCTTGATAAGACTTGCTTGGAAGTCACTTTCCGGTTTTGTTTTATTAGCCATAAGTAGTCCTCCTTTTCCCAAAAGTGAAAAGAGAAAGTAAACATGGGTCTCGTTTTAACTCTCTCTTCATAAAAGGGTATGTTTTTTTTGCGAATCTAAGAATATCAATTATCGCTTATAGGCAGCTATAGCTCCTGCAATAGCGAACATGCTTGAGGCTACAAGAGCAATCGGTTCGCCCTTGACACAACCAATTAAAAAACTAATGTAGCAAAGTATCCATTCCATTTCAAATCACCTCTTTTCTTGTGAAAATATAAACTTGGTCAAAAACCCACTTTTTTTCGCCTATTATATATATTTTATTATTTTTTTATCACAATTAATAAGAAAAAAAAGTGGGAAACTGGGCTTTCGACAGCAGTTAAACGTAGTTAGAAGCAGTTAGAAGCAGTTAGACGTAGTACGAGACCACTTTTCACTTTCAAAAGTGGGCAAAAAGCCCAGAAAAGTGGGCAGAAAAATTTTTACAGGTTCAAAAATATCAATAACCACAAGTAACTCCGACTCAAAAGTGGGCAAAAGCCCAGATTTCAAAAATAAAAGTGGGTGTAAAAATAGCCGAAAATCTGTCCGTACACTTTCGTACAAGGCAGAAAATCAGCTAAATATACATTCACCTCTTTTTTAAAACCCAAACAATTGCGGCTGAAATAGAAAACAACCCACCGGCAACCATATATATCGGGTCTTTTGATACAGTCCAATCAAATGAACACAAGCACACCATAAATATAAATACTGTTTGCATTCTATCACCTCCAAGTTTTACCCGTTCGCTTATCAGTAAGCACCAATCGTTCCTCCAATCTGAACCCAGCCAAATCACACAAGTAAAATATAGTGTTTAACAGCTTATGAAATCTAGCCTCTTCTTCCTCAATATTTTTGATAGCCTCATAAGCTGTTGGGTCAGAATATCCCTCTGCATTTTTCTTGCTTGACATTACCTCTTTTCTCCTCCCTGTTACTATCCAATACAATATCATTTATTCATCGTCCTCGACATTCTCAACCCCACAAGTAATCAGCTCACTGTAAGGAAGCTTCTCAATCCATTCACAGAAATTATGCCACTCATCAAGCTTATGGTTTCTTCTGTAAATATAAATACCTGCTAATACCTCGTAGTTCAACATAACGGTACGTCTTTGATTATACGAGCTAGGAAGGAGTTGTATCATCTGCCACCAGTATTTTTTATCTTTGGTTTCTAAGAATAATTCACGGCAATCGTTTAAAATATTACACAAAGTCTGAAGGATTGCCTGAGGTGATGTTGTAAACATTTGCTCTGCTCCAAACGGAATAATTTCACTACGAATATGATTTGAGGCTTCAAATCGTTCGTCTATTAAGTGCTCACATGAAAAATCATCAAGTGTGAATTCTTTCTCAGCAATCTTATGCATTGTTGAACAGCTGTTAGCAACTGTACCAACCTTATATGTGTCGAACTCCTTCCAAAAATATAATGGTGCGGTAATGTCCAAATATACAGTAATCATTCTACGATACTTAGCGTGTACCGAACCAGCCTTGGCAAGCTTTGTCATAAGTTTGTAGTCTTTAGGACCAATATCAAAATCCAAGTCCTTAGAACCACAATCGGTTTTAGTCGGACAAAACTCACATTCTCCACGTCTGCAAAATATACTGTCAGCTCTGTCCCAGCTGTTCATAGGATTACGCATCCCACGGATAGCTTCTTCCCACCCGACTACTTTTGTGTTTTCAATTTTTATCATTTGCTATCGCCATCCTTATATATGAATTTTTCAATTTCCTCTTTACACTTCTCACAATAGCAGCGTTCTCTACCAAACATTTTTTGCAAATTGGTATTTGAGTTTTGGATTGCTGTGGTGAAACTTATCAAACCGTCGTTCAT